ACGTCGGTAAGCAGGGCTCCGTTCCCAAGGAAGTTTCTCCCGACGACGTTTCCAGTAACATTCACCTGTCCCGTAACTACCGCGTTGCCATTGACTCGTAAGTTTAACGTGGACACGTTGGTCGCGTCGACGTTGCCAGTCGAAAGTACATTCCCCAGGAAGTATCTTCCAGACACATTACCCGTGGAATTTATTTGACCTGTTACTATGACATTTCCATTCACCAGGAGGTTGGTAGTTGACACGTTGGTCGCATCAACGTTACCAGAGGACAACACATTCCCCAGGAAGTATCTTCCCAGTATGTTTCCTGCGGAATTTATCTGACCAGTCACCATGCCATTTCCATTCACCAGGAGATTGGTGGTGGATACATTGGTTGCGTCGACGTTGCCAGGGGCAAACACGTTTCCTCGGATGTTGATGTTCGCGTTACCAGGGAGAGCTGTTGCTTGAATCCCTGTCAATAAAGAACCATTGCCGATGAAATTTCCAGCAGTTGTTGTTATGTTACCGGGTACTGATATAGAGCTAAAAGTTATATTTGAAAGTACAGTGTTTCCTAAAATATTAAGATCTCCTACGGTTAGTTCGGTGATATATGAACCCAGACCCACGATATCTATATTTCCTTTGAGCGCCATGTCTCCAGTTATGTAGTCAATTCCTCCGTATTTCTTTACATTTTTTATAAACGTGGCAGAAGAACTCATGCGGTATATATCATACTTTATAAATTTATACGGTCTAAATTAGAATTTTATATCTCTTAAAGTATACCAGTACGATGAGTTCTTCTGCGGCGTTTAAAAATAACGTAAAGAAATATGCGGGAATAGACTCCGATGAAGGGACAATTGTTCTGAGGGGAAATGCGACCTTTTTTGGAAACGGGTCGTTTTTCGAATCAATGACAGTAGGAAACCTGGAAGTTACAGGAAATGCAGTCATCCCGGGGATATCGTTCGACGAGTTGACAATAGTAGGAAACATAACAACGACGGGTGGAAATTTCATAGGGAACGGGGCGCTCATGACGGGGGTAACCAGTACACTGCCCACAACAGCGCCGATAGATATCACTGGAAACGTATCAGGCACATTCGTGAATACCACATACGTCAACGTGAACGGAAATGCAGTAGTTACGGGCCAAGTGAACGTTTCTGGTAACGTAGTCGGTGGGTACTTCATAGGGGATGGGTCATTGCTCGCGGGGGTAGGTGTGTCTGGTAATGCAAACATCAACATCAGAGGCAACGTGTTTGCACCTGGCAACGTCGACGCGACCAACGTGTCCACCACCAATATAAGAGTAAATGGCAATGTTGTACTGTCAGGACAAGTAAACGTTTCTGGTAACGTCATCGGAGGATACTTCATAGGGAACGGGGCCCTGTTGCAAGGAGTGGGGGTATCTGGAAATGCAAGAATAGACGTAGTTGGAAATGTCATTGCTCCTGGCAACGTCGACGCGACCAACGTGTCCACGTTAAACTTACGAGTCAATGGAAATGCCATAGTCACCGGGGGGTTAGTATCATATGGAAATGTGTCAGGAAATCTCATCTTAGGAAACGGATACTACCTCACGTTGGACGGATTCACCGTAAAGCCCCAGGGTAACGTTGCTAACGCGGCGGCGCGCCTCGCTCTCACCAACGTCCCCATAGGGACTCTGATAACTCAAGATGACGATTCTTCACAATACCTGCTCTCTCAACAACCTCCTAGTGCGAATTCTAATTGGTTCCAATTCACGGGTACAAATTTCCCTGTAACAACCGTTTTCGGTCGTACGGGAACTGTCATAGCGATGGCCAATGATTATACGGATGCCATGATTTCTCTGAGCGCCAACGTTGGTACCGTCGCTGCAAACAGTTACGTTTCAAATGCATTGGCATATTTGGATACTTCAAAGGCCAATGTGATAAATGGAACCATATCTGCGAGATACTTCCTGGGGAATGTACTTTCGTATGGCAACGTTGATGCGACCAACGTGTCCACAACCACCTTAGTAGTTGGAGGCAATGCGATAGTTACGGGGCAAGTGAATGTAACAGGTAATGTCATCGGAGGGTACTTCATAGGAAACGGAGCTTTGTTGGAAGGAATAGGAGTCTCCGGAAATGCAAGCGTTAACATAGTGGGAAATGTTATAGCTCCTGGAAATGTTGATGCAACGAATGTATCTACCACGAATCTCAGAGTATCTGGTAACACATCGATGATCGGCCAAGTAAACGTGATTGGGAACGCGATAGTTACGGGACAGGTAAACGTTTCTGGTAACGTCGTAGGGGGGTACTTCATAGGGAACGGGGCACTGTTGCAAGGAGTAAGATTATCCGGTACTTCAAATGTAAATATAGTTGGAAATGTCATTGCTCCTGGCAACGTTGATGCGACCAACGTATCCACCACCAACCTTCGTGTAAATGGAAATGCCATAGTCAGTGGGGGGTTAGTATCATATGGAAATGTGTCAGGAAATCTCATCTTAGGAAATGGATACTACCTCACGTTGGACGGCTTCACCGTAAAGCCCCAGGGTAACGTTGCTAACGCGGCGGTGCGCCTCGCTCTTACAAACATCCCCGTAGGGACTCTGATAACTCAAGATGACGATTCTTCACAGTACCTTCTATCCGAACAACCTCCTAGTGCGAATTCTAATTGGTTCCAATTCACGGGTGCAAACTTCCCGGTAACAACCGTTTTCGGTCGTACGGGAACTATCATAGCGATGGCCAATGATTACACAGATGCCATGATTTCTCTGAGCGCCAACGTTGGTACCGTCGCTGCAAACAGTTACGTTTCAAATGCATTGGCATACTTGAATACTTCCAAGGCCAATGTGATAAATGGAACCATATCTGCGAGATACTTCCTGGGGAATGTACTTTCGTATGGCAACGTCGATGCGACCAACGTGTCCACAACCACCTTAGTAGTTGGAGGCAACGCGATAGTTACGGGCCAGGTAAATGTAACAGGTAATATCATCGGGAGAAACTTCTTGGGGAATGTGCTGTCCTCAGGCAACGTCGATGCGACCAACGTATCAACGACTAATCTGCTGGTATCCGGAAACGCGATAGTTACGGGACAGGTTAACGTGTCTGGCAATGTAACCGGAGGGTATTTTATAGGCAATGTGTTGTCGACTGGTAACGTCGACGCGACCAATGTGTCCACGTTAAACTTACGAGTCAATGGCAACGCGGTAGTTACGGGACAGGTGAATGTTACTGGAAACGTCGTCGGGAGAAACTTCCTTGGGAACGGAGCCCTGCTTACCGACGTGCAATCATCTCTTCCAGGCAACGCCAACATTGATATCCGAGGAAATGTCTTCTCCACTGGTAATGTTGATGCGACCAATGTGTCCACGTTAAACTTAAGAGTCAATGGAAACGCGGTAGTTACGGGGCAAGTGAATGTTACTGGAAATACATCTTCTAACTATTTTATAGGAAATGGGGCTCTTTTAACTGGAGTGACATATTCAGGGTTTATCGTACCTCTATTCAGCGCAAAACAGTCCTTGACACTGCAGCCTATATCAGCCCCTTCTGTTCAAACACTCACGCTCACGGAAGTTTATGACAACTATAATAGATATACAGCTGGAACTGGTGTTTTTAACCCAAATATAGCAGGATACTATTTTGTGACTGGTGGTTTACCAGATGGTGGTATAAGCGGTGGTGCTACATTCAAAGTTAGCATAAATAAGAATGGTACCGAATTGGTTCCTATAGGTTCTGTATATTCCACGGTAAGTGACGTGAGTGTGTATGGTAGTTCAATCGCATACATGAATGGAACTTCCGATACGTTGACTTTATCTCTATATTTGTCAGACGTCGTGACTATTTACGGAACTTTCATTTTTTCAGCACACTATATAAGTTTATAAATCAACGAGAACCTCCTAAGAAGCGGCCATTTTGGCGTATTGTACTACCCCCTGCAGCTGGAGATAAATCCCCTGTGAGAAGCCGTAATTGGAACGTGCATGAAAATGGTTGAGGAACTAAGTTACCACGTCCATCTATAAATGAAACTGAGAGGCGGTCTAAGGTTGCTATAGAATTTTCAAGATTCACATAGCCATAGTTATACCCGTTTGTATCTGCGAATACGGCACGATTTGAAGTACCGTCCAATGGTATTTTTGCGAACGCGAAATTCATACCTGCTGAAGGGCTTGTTATTTGATTGAATCCTGGTAAAGATATATACTCGTAGTATACATTCGAAATACCGGGTACGATAATGTCTATCAATTGAGCTGCCACTATATTTCTATATCTAGCTGGCAGTAATGTTGTGAAAGAAGATAAATTACCATTGTATATATCTTGTGCACTATCTATGCTGATTATATACTCTTTTAGGGGTGCTTTAGTTAGGGTTTCTATGGGAGAATCTGATGACATGTTTGTATATGAATATATATTTTATATATGATTTTTATATCGTTTAAAATTATGTTATGTAAGATAATAAGAACATGAGCGGTTCTACAGGTGGAGGATTAGCCCAATTAGTGGCATTTGGTGCACAGAATGTATACCTTTCTGGAGAACCTGCCACATCCTTGTGGAAAACATCGTATAATAGGTGTAAACAATTTGCCATAGAAAGCATAGAACAAACATTGCAGGGGCCAGTCGGATATGGGGGGAGTTCGACTGTACAACTTACAAGGTCCGGGGACTTGATTTGCGGTTTGATGTTTCAGATTACTCTCAGACGCGGACCAAGTGGTGTTGACGACCCTGTCCCTTTTTTTGCGGCGGAACATCTCATAAAGAATATAGAACTTCGTATCGGAGGGCAACGGATTGATTATCTACCCCACAACTGGTTTAGAGTATATGCCCAGATGTACTTCAACGCTAAACAGGAAGCGTCGTATGATGATGCAGTAAACTTTGGCAATGAGGTCGAGGGTCAGGAAAGAACTTTCTATTTCCCTATTCCATTCTTCTTCTCCCAGTGGGACTGGAAACGCGCTCTACCTCTTATAGCCCTCCAATATCACGAGGTTGAATTGTGGATTAACTTTACCAGCGCATCTGACATCCCAGGAATAGATCCCACATTCGACCCTAAGATCCGTCTCTATGCAGATTATGCATTTTTAGATTCTCCAGAACGCGTTTGGTTTGCGTCCAATCCTCATGAGTACTTGATAACACAGTTACAGTACCAAAAACAAACTATAATATTAGACGCATTAACACGTGATTATAAGATCCCAGTGAATTTCAACCACCCTTGTAAATTCCTTGCTTGGAATTTTGCTCCTGGGACAGAAACACACGGACAATTTACGTACCTTCCTGGAGAGACCGATAGTAATACAGCAGCACCTCTGTATGAAGCTGATATAATACTGAATGGTCGCGATAGGTTCACTACGCGCCCTGGAAAATATTTTAAAAATGCAAATCCATGGCTCTCACAATATGGCGGGTTTTTCTCAAGCGGTCTGTATGCCTATAATTTTGGTCTGAATAACTGTCTCGGGGCAGATCCGACCGCGACATTAAACTTCTCTCGCCTAGATAATACCACGTTGCGTCTTGTGACAAAGCAGGCAATTCTTACAGGGTCGGAAACAACGACAACCGAACAGCAGACGAACGTACAAAACACGGTATTGAACCTTGTGGAAATATATGCCCTCAATTATAACGTTTTACGTATAATGAGCGGAATGGGAGGATTAGCATATGCCAATTGATGAACGCCGATCTATCTCACTTTTTATCTCAAGTATTATGGTGAAAGCATTGCTTGTCGATACGATGAAATCTTCATATCGACAAATTATGATGGTTTATTTTTACTCTTTTTTGGTTGGCGACGGTGTCCAATAACCTATGACCGACGTGATGAGCGGAAGATACATGCCTGGGTCTCCCCGTCGCGTGGCAAGCATCGCCATTGAAAACATAAGCACACTGGCAGACATTGCCACTCTAAT